GAGTCTGCAGTCTGTGTCATCTGTGCCAGGGCCTGCTCCTTGTACTCTCCGAATTCAGACTTGGCCACATAGGAAGACTGCAGCTGGTTCTGGATGGTCTGCTCTACGCGGTTGATCTCATTCGCATTGTCAATGATGAGACTTCGCAGGCTTTCTGCTTCCCTCAGCAGTGCATCATTGGCAGCGCGTCCCATGCGCTGTGTGGATGCTCCCAGCTGCTGGGTAACAGCGTTCAGCTGCTCCTGTGCCGCCTGGGCTGTCTCCTGCAGCGACTGATCCACCAGCGTAAGCGCCTCGTTCATTCGTTCGGCTGCCTGATACAGATAACTGTGCAGTCTTTTGATCGCCTGCTGTGGCTCTTCATCCTGCACGAATGGCGGGAGCTCAATGAAGATAGCTGCCATTGGTTCTGCTCCCTCCTCTGTATGCTCTGGCAATGGAGTACAGTTTCATCTCTCCGGTACCGGTCAGTCTGAGCTGGCAGTGATCGCAGCGTCTGGGAATGATGGGTATGTTCAGACTGCGCACCTGGCCCTCGTCCGATGTAAATGTGCCTGCATCCTCCCAGGTCCCACTGCTGTCATACTGGATGGAGCAGGTCACGCTTGTGCGTCCAGTAAGCAGGATGCGGATCGTGTACTTACTGAGATACTTCTGGCGCTCGGCATCAAAACCATAGGCGCCGAAAGTGATCTCCCATGGCAGTTTGTCTGCAAGCTCCATCGCGCCGTCTGCTCCATTGAGTGCAATCAGATGGTATCCTTCCTGGTCTGCAAACTCTGCGATGGCATAGATGGCATCCCGCAGGGTTGCCATGCACATCACATGCAGGTTGTCCTCCTTGTGCCAGATGCCTTTGCCGGTGTCAAAGGTAAACATCCACCATTCATTCTGTTCATTGCGCATGGAGATGTAATACAGATCGCCAACGGCTCCGGCTACTGCGTCATAATAGCGTTCCTCACCTAGATTGGCTGAGATCGCCACTGGCAGACTGCCGTCATAGCTCATGACATCGGTCCGTGATTTGTACAGCAGGGCCTCACCGACTACCTGCACACTCCGCCAGGATCCGGCCTGTACGCCTCGGCACATGGTGGTCTGAATCTGGTAGGTTCTCGGCATGCTGCCGGTTACGCGGTGCAGGCAATGCTCCTTGAAGAAAACCGGGGATCCCTTCAAGACGCCTGCCCCGGTGAATGGGCCATCCGTGCCGCAACTGGCTGTATAGCTGTCTGTGGAGATGCCGGCGTACTGGTACCAGTTCCGGAAATTGCCCAGTGCGCAGCAATGAATCTCGTTGAGCGTCTCCCCGTTGACAAGGCCATACGTGCAGCCCCAAATGCGGTTTTCAGCCTCAACCACATAATCCAGTTTCGGTATCCTGCGCTCCACAGTCACAGAGCCCTCACTCATGGTGATTGCTCTGTCCAGGATCCCCGCGATGATGAGGTAATCGTCCCCGCGTCCATAGATCAGCATGCACTCGTTCAGTGCCTGCACCTGCTGTTCAATGGCTGTGCCTATATAATCCTCAGGGCACTCAATGCCGGAAATAAACACAGCGTCATCCGCATTGAAATTCTGGCCAATACCGGGCGAATCAATACGGACATAGGTACTGGCCATGCCTACCCACTCGGACGTGATGCTGTTCCAGGTCTTCAGTACATGCGGCATGGCGGATGTATCTACCCACAGTGCGCCATTCTCAGGATTGGCAGGCGGCGAAGCAGATACCCAGTATTCGTCGGCAGCCAGGGCGTCTCCGTCTGCTGTGCACAGGCCAACGGTCAGCGAGGTTGACTGCTGCCAGTCCGCTCCCATATACCCACAATCGGACAGATAAATGGAATTGAAATACACGGCATCCGGAAAGATGCAGACATAGGCGCCCATGGAGACAATCTGCTTGGGCAGCATGCTCTCGTCCGTGCTCAGCGTGATGTTATCCACAATATGCCCAGACATATACACATGGCTGCCCTCGATCGTCACCAGGGATGCCTTTGCGAGGATGCCCTGCGGGTTATCCATTGCATAAACCGGCTGGTCATCTGTGGTGTAATGCGCTACACAGTGTCCGCGCCTTTTTCTTGTGCTCAGTGAAGGATAGTCTTTGCTGGATATGTTTTTTTCATCGTAGACCTGGCCCTCCTGGATGACGTCATGATGGTTATACCCACCAAACGTATTGGTAAAAATCGGGCTCTCTGCGATGGCAGTTACATCTGGCAGGTATGGCATGGCGGTCCTCCTTACAGCCTCCAGCGCGTTATGCGTCCGCGCGGCGGATATGTGCGATGGACATAGTCCACATAGGTCTGGTAGGCGTTGTTGTACAGCGCCTGGTTGTTCGAATAGAGATCAAACTCCTGATTGATCAAATCGATCTGTGCGGCCAAATAGAATGGATAGATCTCATCATACGGTGACTCCACCAGCAGCTCTGTAGATGTGTCTGTATCGGAGCCATAGGATGGTTTCGGCACCAGCGGCACATCTGTTGGTACTGGCTGCGGCCTCTCATGGATGCCGGGCGGGTCAAACGGAGACGGCCAGTATCCATCCGGCTGTGTCTCCTGTCCTGGCTCCCAGCCAATCAAATAGGTCGTAAAGACTTCATTCCAGATCATCTGGTCCAGTTTGGACAGCATGCGGATTTTCTCCTCCGCTTCCAGCTGATTTGGTTTCATTCGGTCAACACGATCCAGTGCTTCCTGTATGGTCATATTGTCCTCCTACGAAAACAGGGGAGCAGGTGAACTGCTCCCCTGCATGATTACAGGATTTTTTGTGTTGCAAGGTCCTGATAGCGCTCGGTCATGGAATCGGCCATGTCCTCTGCGATTTCATTCCGGACCTGATGCTCAAGCCAGGTAATGGCGATCGGCAGCGGAACCTTGTGACTCTGCCGGTAGGCCAGCTCATACTTGCGTCCGTTGACGCGGATCACAAATTTGTCTGCTTCGCCTGCGGGCTTGCGGCCCATCTTCACGGTGATCATCACCTGCCATGGGTCGTAATCGGTGCCGTACTCATCCTGTACATCATGATACAGGTCCATGGCAGGATGCTCATTGCGCTCATAGTCATTGGCTACGATGATCCGGTCCACGGTGGTCCTGGCGTCCTTCGGAGTCTTTGCCGGTTTCTCCTCCTCATACGGGGGTTCTTCGGGCATCTGGTAATCCATGTCGGCAGCGCCGGTCGTGATCTCAGGAATATCTTCTACAATCTGTCTCTTCGCCATATGTGGCTCCTTTCATTTAGGCAGCAACAGCGTTGGCTTCAACCATGGCGGCCTGGCTGAGGCTGGTGACGATGGTGATCATGCGCTCCGGATACAGGATCTTGGTCGCAGTCTCCACCTTGCAGCCAACGGTGCTGAACTGGTCCAGAGGACCGCCGATCTCATGCTTGCCATGGATAATGGTTTCCATGCTTCCACCTTCGGGATCGATTACGCCAAAGGCATCCTTGCCGAAGACCATGGTGAGCGCCATCTTGACGTTATTCACTTCCACGATGGGAGCAACAGTGGACTGCACAAAGCGGACGCCATGCAGCTTGCCGATTTCGCCATTGTAGATGGGAGTGGGATTGGCATACTTATGGATATCAATCCAGTCTTCGTTCTCACGCAGGTCAAAGGTGGCCATGGGATGGATGGCTGCGACGTATTCCTGGCCGGACATAAACGGGGCAAGGTCGGTCTGCAGCAGCGTCTGGGCCAGGTTGATCAGTGTCGGGGTCAGCAGGCACTGGTTGCCGGCAGTTGCTGCCATTTTCGTTGCCAGATCGGCCATGCTGGTAGCCTGGCCAACCACGGTGCCGTTTGCCTGGACCACGGTGCCATAGAGCACGTTGGTATTGGCCATGAGGACCGCACGGGTCAGCTTCTCCATGGTGAGTGCGGCGGCAGCACCCAGCTCTTCAGTAGCGGCCTGCAGGACCGGATCGACAGAGCGCATCTGCACGATGTCGGACAGGGTCACGTAGCTGCCGTACTGGGCAATGGTGCTGGTGAGCTTGGTTTCCCTGAGGCGCTGGCCGGTCGGAATGACGGCTTCATCCAGCTGTTCAAGATCACCAAGCTTATTAAATTTGTGCCATTCTTTGGTCAGCGTGCTGTTCTTGGGCAGCCCTTCCTTTTTACCGAGCTGGCCATAGATGAGGTTGGGACGCGCATTGGCCAGCAGCGCACCATTGTAATAGTTATGGCCGTTAAAGCCATCCTGCAGGTCACCGGTCGTGGTTGCCGAGCCGGTATAGCTGTTGACATAGCCGGTGCTGGTGTTGGTCAGTGTGCCTGCCTCAGCAAACAGCTGCAGGTCCAGGGTGCTGACGAGCATCTGAATCATAATAAGCAGTTTAGACATATAGATCTCCTTTCATCAGAGGAGATCAGCCATTGAAGGGGATCTCCTCTCTCTCGGCCCTTCTCTTCATTTCGTCGAATTGGGCCTTGGTCCATTTAGAGTAGTCCTGGGTTACTCTCTGACCTGCCGGAGATCTGGATGCATTCTCGGATGGCCGTCTGCGGTTCGCGTTCCTGGCCTGCGTGAGCTTCTGCTCAGCCTGCTGGGCGCCAGCCTGTACATACTGGGTCTGCAGCTCATTGGCATGGATCACCTGGTATGCCGTCTTGACGTCAATGTTGACGCCTGGACCAGTCAGCCTCCTGAATTCCGGGTTCTGCATTTCGGTTGCAAGATCGAAATTCGGATACAGCTGCTTTACCTGTTCTCCCTGACGGACCAGATTCATGACATGCTCCTGGGCCTGCCGTTCCTGTATGCTCTGCTCGTTGATGCGCTGCTCGGCTGCAAGCCTGCTTTCCAGCTGCTTGATCTGCTTCATCGTCCCCACGTCGATGCCGCGCTCCATGGCTTCCTCTTCATAGAGAGCGTCATCGTCCTGGTATTTGGCCATGAGGCCATCGATGTCACCATCCTGCACACCATACTTTTTCTGCATGTTGTCCAGCATGGGAGCCAGTTTCTGCAGCACCTGCTCGGCCTGTTTGGAGTTTTTCAGCCGTTCCTTGATCGCGCCTTGCATGTCACGATCGAAAAACTGCTTGAATCTCCCGTTCCGCGCTTCCTGCCATGCGGTCTCCAGATCTTCCTGGGATTCCTCTTGAACAGCGGCGTCCTGTTCCATTTCGCCCGTCTGGCCAGCGGCGTCCTGGCCCATATCGCCCGTATCTGCTGCTGCCTCTTCAGCAAACAGCTGCAGGTCAAAATCCAAGATGTTCAGCATGTGGTTCCCTTTCTGCCCGTGTAGTGGGCGATCCTTGGTGCGTGAGTATACACACATCAAATGATTTGTCTAGTTGTAATTAGATTCGCATGATTTCGGAAAACGGTACCTGCCTCTCTCCCCAGAGAAAACCGTCCTCCATTTCAAACTCGCCGTCATTGTCCACGACGATCTGACTGTATCTCTCGCACCATTCCGGCTCTCCACCATTGAGAGATACCTGCACAAGTTCATCCTCAATGGCATGAACAACCAGGCTGGCATTGTTGGAGATAGTGTAGACGCCGATCACCGGCAGACCATTGGCTGCTACAATGTGCG